GGGATAAAAAGTGAATACATACCGCTTTTGGTTTGACCATTTGCGTTCCTTGTATTTACATTAGAGTCTTCGTATAGCTTTTTAAAATTGCTACCCCCTTTATCTAATGCGTTAGAAGTAGAACCCATTAAACACTTTCCTATAATTTTGCTACCTAAACGCAAACAAGTTTTTGTTACCCTCCAGTTGTTTAAGATATTATTTGGCTTTATCCATTTACCACTCTCATCATGTACTAGTAGCAATAGCTTTTCACCATCATAGGAGTTGTCGTCTGTATTCTTCCAGTCAATAGTAGTATCTAATCCTGTAAGCTCATCAGCCACATTCTCATACATATTTTTTTTAGTAATCTTAGAGGCTGGTATTCTAAAGGCAAGTTCTGTCTTAGGCTTGTCCATACCGTCCTGAATAGGCTTAAAGAAAAAAGGAAGCCTATTAGATATGGGAACTACCTTATCTGTAAACATTTTTTTAGAATCACTACCTGTTTTTGATAGTATCCCTACCCTGGCATCTTTTGCTAGTGTCCCTGTATTTACACACTCCGAAGACCCCATATATGAAAATCCAGAACGTCTAATCTTTAAGTATATCATTCCAAAGCTTCTCTTATCAGCTCTGCTAGCTTCCCAGAATAAATAAAATACTCTATTAGCCTCCCTGTAATCTGGATACCCTACATCGATGCTAGACCACTGCAAGTACATATAGTGAGCTCCCGTAATATAAGTTGGAGTTCCATTATTCATAAACCAGTGCCCCTCTTCTCTTTTGTCGAACTCAGACTCTATGTAGTCTACCCACTTATTCTTAAAAGGGGACGGCATATCATTCCACTGAAATATAGAGTATACCTTAGAAAGTTCTTTAGAAAGTTCTTGCCGCTCCCAGTACTGCTCGCTTTTAGTTTTAGACCTAGAGAAACAATGTTTAGGAGTTACAGGAAGTCCGATGTTTAACCCTGAAATATTGACCACCTCACCTACCTGTCCAGTTTTAGATATAACAACAAAGTCATACTTTTCATTATAGCCATATTGCCATGTCTTAGCTTTGTTTTTGCTAGACAATACACCTTTAGGAATATAATCTTTTACTACAGAGTATATACTAACGTGAGCGTCTTTCTGCGAATCCTTGTTTAGTTTCAACTTTAGAGTCTGTATTATTAGATAGGTTTATATTTTCTTCTTCTATATCTATTTTATTCAAAATATCAAATGCATCAAATATAGCCAGCTTCTTTGTTGCTGCCGCATTCTTTAATCTATCTGCAGCAAGGTCATCATCTAGTGAATCTGTTTTTATAATATCTTCTTTAGCAACTTTTATTAGCTGCTCTACAGCTTTTCTTCCAGCTATAATTATTTGTTTCTTTAAATCTTCTGAGGTCATAATACCATTGTTATATGATGGTCAAACATTCTATATAGCTTCTGGTCATCTACATTAAACTCATACTCTGTGTCCGGCTTAAAAGTAACTAGGTCTCCCTCTTTTATTCCGTATGCAGATAAACGATTATTTATGTATTTAATCTTCCCCATTAAAGGTTCTTCAGCAAAAGGCTTGTCTATGTAATAGTCAGTTGCGGGTATAGGCTCTATAAAACAATACTTGTCATGGCAATGCCACTTGTTGTTTTTGTTGTACATATAAAACTGAGTGTTGTCTACAAAGAACAAGTCATCCATAAAAAAGCTTTTTCCGCTCTTCTGACGGCCTTTCATGTCATTGTAGAACTTGAACACGTTGTGATGTACTAAAAGCTTATCTCCGGGCTCTATATCGCCTGTATAGCCAAGCGGAGTAGATACTACTATAGCCTCTCTGTTTGAGGCTAGGTGATTCTCTTCAGAAGTGCTTGTAAGGAAGTCTATGCCTCCTATCTCTTTAGAGTTGTTATACCTCTTACCTTTTGTGGGTTTTACTATAAAATAAAAAGGAGACCTCATGAACCGCAGCCTTCACAATCAATACTAGAATCTGTAGGCTTTACACCATTGAGTTTCATCTCAATACCGTGTATTTCATCCTGAATCTCTAGAGACTCCATCCAGTCTGTTGTTTGTTTTTTCTTTTCTTGTAAAGAATAAAATTGTTCTAGCAGTTCTTGTTTCTCCATATTTAAAAATTGATGTTATACTCTATTGATACAGGAATGGAAGAGTTAAATTCTTTCCATAAAAAAATTTCATTGCTTTTTTCAATCCAAATTTTTATTGAATTGTTATCAATGTTATGCTTTATTAAATGTATAATGTGTGAACCTCCTAATACCTCTTGGCCAACCAAGTAGTGCATAGCGCCAGACTTATAATCTGGACCTACAGAAATTTTTCTTATGTCCATTATATTTGATTTTATTAATTACAAATATAACAATTATTTCCCTGGAAGTTTTACGCCTATTTTATCTGCCGTTCTCGCTCCGAAGTAGCCACAAAGAACCCATGTTAAAAGCGATGCAGTGTCTGAGGTGTCTAACCCCATATACCAGCCACCCACATAGGCGAGTACTAATACCACTAGAGTCATCGGTCTTACATTGCGAGCAAGCCAGCTTTGGCTACTAGAGTCTGCTACCCACCTTCTAGTTACGCCGTCTATTTCTGCACGCTCTAGCTTTAATTTTTCAAGAGCTATTCTTTTGTCTCCTTCTGATAATTCTGAATTTCCTGATATAAGCTCTGAGATTACATTTCCAGGGAGTATAGCATCACCAACGATGCCCAGTATAGAGGGCGCTTTTTCTATAAGAAACTTGCCTACGCCTGTTTCTTTAAAAGGCTTTTTCTCTTTACTCATATTACTCTATAGGAAGTTTTACCATTTACCTTTTCAGCTTTAAGACACCTACCTCTATTCTCATCATTAGAAACAAAGCTTACATGAACCCAGTTAGGGTTTGTATCATCACCAAACTCCCATATGAGCTGGTCGAAGTTTAGGTTGTTTTTTATGTAGTTAAACATCTCAGCGTTTGTCTTATGCCCGAAGGTATCATCCAGGTCAATTGCTCTTCCCTGACAATGCTGGCTGCGTGAGCTTCCTCCAATGGCTCGATTCAAAGCCTCAGACCGAAACATACTATTAATCTTTATAGGGCCTCCTACGTATTCCCTAAGAGGCTCGAAAACATTGCTAGCAATACCAACCATATTAGAAATTTCATAATCATTGGGAATGTTGTTTATGTTTAAACGCAAAGCTGTGTTCGAGCGTATAGCTTCCTTATAGGTAATATGTTTACTTATTATTTCCATACATTAAGAACCACTTATGTAAAGTGTATCCTATAGATACCGCAAGCAATATAATTTTTAGGATAACATCAACATTAGACATTGACACTGCTATAGCAGTAAAGTTCATTGTGTATAGCTTCATATCCGTAATACTCATGTCTTTTTTATTATTTCATAATAAACTTCAATATCCATTAAGGCGCTATTATCTTGAGCGTACTCCATTATTATTCTTTTTTATCTAAAGAATCTTTTAAAGCATTAACAAAAGCGCTTTTTCCAAAGTTTAGTTGTTGTAGGTTAAACTCGCTAGCCTTCACCTTGCGTTGCAAGTCTGAAATGTGGTTTACAATTGTTTGTTGTTCTTGTGTTAAGTCCTCAAAGAAATATTCTTTGTCATCAATAGTAATTGGTGTCTTTTCTTTTTTTGCCATTTTACTTAAATTTAAAGGTTAGTTAATTATGCGCCTATTGTTTTGGTAACCACACTAGGGTTTACCAGTTCAGCTATCTGCGCATCGATAGCATCTTTTTTAGCTTGTACTTCTTCTGCTCCCATTGCAGCTTCTACCCAGCCATTAATTTGCTCTTCGGTAATATCTGCAAAAGATGTGAAGCTAGAAAGGTCTGAAGTGTCTAAAGCAATAGTTCCATAGGTGCTACCTACGTTACCATCTGTATCCTTTCCTGTTAATCTCCAATGTACATTAAAGATAACATCTGTGTTACCCTCTAATGAAGGGTAGGTGTCTACTGTTTTGTTATTCCAAGTGTAAGTCATTTTAGTTATTTATTTGTGATTTTAAAGTTTCTATTTCTGCTTTTAGTTCTTGTACTGCTTTTATTAAAGTTGGTACTATTTCTTGGTATCTAATTGCCCAACCATCATCTTCGTGATTTTTAGGCTTGTGTACATATTTAGAAAATTCTTCTTCAACTTCTTGAGCGACCATACCAATAGTCCTTCCTTTTTCAGCTTTCCAATCTTCATCAATCCAATCAAACTTTTTAACGTATTTAGAAAGAGATACTACTTCATTTAAACATTCGTTTTCTTCTACGATACCAAAGTTTTCTTTTGATTTTTCATCTGAAATAGTAACACTAATAAGTCCTTGTCCAATATAACTTGGGTTACTACCTGAACTTGTTGAAGCGTTTGTTAATTGTGCATTTCCTTGCAAAGCAGTAATATAAAGTCCTCCAACTCTAAATGCAGAATTAAAATATCCTTGACCATTAGAATCAATAGTCATTCGTTCTGTTTCACTTCCTGAAGTAGTAAATATTATACCATCATATCCGTGTAATTTCGCTTCCCCATTAGTAGATATAGTTTGGGTTTTAGTTAAATAAACAATATTAGGAGAATTATCACTTGCTCTCTCCCATCCAAGTTTTGTTCCTGTTCCTTTTATCCCAACGTTGCCACTCGAGTCTATACGCATACGTTCTGTAGGAGAACTTGAACCATCTCCACTTGTACCAAAAGACATATAACTTGGAGCATCTCCAGTAGCAACTGTTTGACCATCAGCACCAACAAAAATATATCCCATATTTTCAAAATCAGTTCCACCAAAACCTTGCCATCTCATTAATGGTCCGTGATTTGCACCTATACCAAGTGTTGGAGCAGAAAAATCTTTTGACCTTAATGTTAAAACATTTGTCGCACCATCTTGACGACCTTCAATAATTAAAGATGCAGTTGTCCCTGTTCTCGCTGTTGTATCTTCAATTTCTAATTTACCACTTGGACTAGTAGTCCCTATCCCTACGTTGCCTGATGTGTTAATAACTAATCTTGTTAAAAACCCAGCCGATACATCATCAAACCTAAAAGTTCCACTTGTATCAATAAAAGTTCTATAAACCCTTGCTCCTGCACCTGTAGCATTAAAACCTATTCCAGAATCATACGAACCTGTTGCACCTGATATTTCTAATCTAGAAGAAGGACTTGAACCAGTCCCTATACCAAGCCTCGCAGTACTAGCATCCCAATAAAACGCTTCGTTGTTAGAAGTATCACGGAAGGATATGTCGCCTCCGCTGTGGATACGCATTCTTTCGTCTCCTGAATGTGTACCAAATCTTATAATATCACCAAAGCCTCCATCATCTCCATAAGTACCTATAAAAGAACCATTTGAAAAATACCCTATATTCAATCTTCCGTTTGCAGGAGGTTGGGAAATTGATATTTGATTGCTTGGTGAGTCAATTTGTAATTTACCATTTACAGGATTATTAGTCCCTATACCAACATTCGTTCCATTATCATAAATAACACTATCACCTATTGTGTCCGCGTCTATCCACTTAGTTATGTAGTTAGCCGTACCGCTTCCATCAACACTACCTTTGGATTGAATGGTAAATCCATTTCCAACTCCGTTATCAGTAAGTGTAATGTTTGCACCAGCTGTAAAGGTGATTACATCCGTAGATGCATCTGAACCTGTAAGGGTTAATGTTTCATTTAAACCTGATTGAGCTGTTGCAACACTATAGGTGGTGTTAGCCGTAACTAACCCAATAGGTATTTGAACATTATTTGTAGATTTATATCCTACGATATAATCAATATCTGATACCGTTGCTCCTACATTAAATTGTGAAAATTTTACTGCCATTTTATTCTGTTATTAAATCCTCTAAAGTTGTTTCGTTAACCATTTGTATGTTTAACTCTGTAATTATTTCCTCACTTCCAATAGGTGGTGCTTGAGAAATTAAATTAGAACCAATGTAGTTTCCTATCCAATTAACTAAAGCCATATGCCTATTACTATTACCATAATGCGATTATACTACCAGCAG